GGTACTTATATGTTTACCGTAGATTACACAGAACATAGTATTGCTGATGATTCTGCACAACATAAACAAAGTCATGTGCTATACTTAACTGACGCGGGTGAATACACTGGTAATTTTATAGCTTTACCTAATAATAGAGTTAGAGCTACAAATCCAGCTTTATGGCGTGTTGGTGAAGGTCCACCAGACTTTTCTCCAAGCCAATGGATTCATTCAGCAGAAAAACATGATAGTTACATGGATTCAAATATAACTTTTGATAATCTATATAACCAAGATGATAGGTATAAATAATGGCAGAATTAAGCGTAGCAGCAAAAAGAAAACTTATTAAAGAACTTAAAGGTGCTTCAAAGTTACACGCAAAACAAGCTAGACAGATAGAACGATCTCTTAAAAAAACTAAGAAGAAAAAATAATG